CTCTTGATCTGTATATTTAACGATTTTGCTTTTTTCTGAGTGCATTATATTTTTCTTTGTATTCCTCAACTGACATACTTTCTTAATGTGATGATATTATACCATATTTTGGCTGGTTTGTACATCTTCAAAACAGCTTAGTCTCTAACTTCTCCCCATTCACGGGCAGAATCGACATTTTCTTTAATAGACTGATCATTCGGCTTTGGATCTCCGCCTACATTCCAAAACCAAGAGCCTGGATTTCCATGGCGTTCCATAAATTCCCAAGCTTTAGCATCGTAGTTTCTTGCGCTTGGAAACGGAGGAAGATATTCTTTATCGACATCCTGGTTAAATGGTTTTGGATGAGACCACATCGTAGCTCTCCCTCTTTCTCCTGTTTTGATATTTCTAGCAACAGCGACTCCATTAAAATCGGCATCTGGCCATGCAATTTGGAGAGCTCTTGAAAGTACTCCTGTTGACATAGCTGACCAAACTTCTTTTGGATATCCATGTTTCTCACCTATATCATATGCTACTTTTACTGCGGCTGCAGTTACTAATTCGTGCCGTAATCCCAATGGAATAAAGAATCCACTATTTTCTGTCGCCCATTCCGCAGCCATTTTGTTCAAATTGGGCATTGCAGCAACACGCCTAAATTTCATAGTAGCTCCTCTTTCGATACAGATAGTTTGATGATCTGAAATCTCTTTTTGGCTCGGGCTAAAAAGAACTAATTTCTTATTGTATTTTTTAGCTAAATAAGCCAATGAAATTCCCGCGAAGCCATATCTCGGCTGAACATAAACCAATGTGTCTGAAGGGGCTTTTTGTACTAAGATATCGCCGAATCTACATTTAGATCCATATCCCATCATATCTTCTCTGACAACATTAAATCCATCATGCTCTACAATTTTAGGATCTGGAAATGGATCTTTCCAATCTCCGGCCAGATCCAACCAAGCTTGGCGGTTGGGCATTACCAAGTTTAGATCTTGGTTTGATGAACTATTTGTGTGTGTATTATGTGACATATTATGTTAAAATTTCATACGGGTACTGTTTTCCCCATAAGTGTTGTGTTGTTTTTCCGGTTAGCTCGATCTTATTTGTTGGATGCTTAGCTAAATTAAATTTGTTATCAAAGATCCATCCGTACGGAATCCGCTTCGTCGGAGATTTGATTCCTAGACTAATTGCGATGTGCTTATAGAAAAAACATGTTTTATCTTCTAAGTTTAACCACACATGATCTTTAATTGGGTTAGATGGATGCTCAGCTAAAAGTGTCATTTGTCTAATCCATTCTTCAGCATGCTTATTGTCGCACACAAATTCACCATTTTCGTCGATCGAATATTTCACCTTTCCATTAAGATACTGTCCACCGAATATCTGGTGGAGGCCATCAAAATGGCCAGTTCCTCCAAAGAGTACTGATTGCGGATCTACTAATTCAGGCCATGTCATCGCTAGATAACGCGCTGCGTTTTTGCACGGATACAAAGGACTTCTAAAACCTAGGTGTTCTTTAAAATATTTTTCCATGAGCTTAGCGAATTCCATCATTGTGTATGGTCTATCTAAGTTTTCAAGTACATGGCACATGTCTTCTGCTGCTTTCTTAGGGCCGTAAAGCAACCACTCTCTTACTTTAGTTTCTTTAGGATAATAGATTTGAAATAAATCACTACGAGCAGCACGGTTCGTTTTAAATCTTTCTTTAAGAGCTTCTTCACCATCATTAACTAAAGTCGTTAGTGTTTTCCAGTGTTCATTCGTGAATGAGAACACCAACGAATACCAAAGTCGATCTTTATTATCAGTGATCTTTTTCATAAAATCACAATATGAATGCTCATGCCAGTGAAGGCGGTGAGAAAAGATCTGGTAATCAGTTCTAAGCAATGTGTCTTCTCGTAAATCAAATGCACGACAGAATTCAAAAAACTTCTCAATGCGTTCTTCTTCAGGCCAATCTTTCATCCAGGATTCAGTAGGTTTACCCTTTTTAAGATAAACTTCAGATGTCTTCGGATACTTAATATTGTTACTCATGATTATAATGCGGCAACTCTTTTTTTGTAATCTTCAATCGAGACGTTGGCTCCTTTGATAATTTTGTCATCTGAAGGGTGTGATGTCATACCATTAAATGTTTCAACTAAACCCAAATCTAACATTGCTTTTTGCCTGCCGAATGGATGATCTTTAATAGAAGACGAATTCCAAAGTGTATCCATATCGATATGAGCATAATCAGCTCCAGGCCTTAGATAATTTTCGATCCACCTAATAAAGTCACACGCAACGTCTTCTGCATTATATGGTAATGAATTAGTGTCTTCATAAATTTTATGCATTACTGCATCTAAGAACTCTAAACTTTTTTTACTTCCCTTTCCGCTCGATGGCTTTGCTAAATAACCAATGCATTCAACAGCGTTGGTTCCGTAGTAAAACATTGATTCGCGATGTACATACTCTGGAAACCAGTCGCATACATCAGCTATAATTGCAGCGTATTGAAAGCGATATGCTCTTAAGCCGTTGTCTGCATTCCACTGAAACATCCATTCTCCAAGCTCTCTCAATTCTTTCTTGTCTCCGTGCTGAAGATATTTAGCCATATCTCTACACAATCTTGGGACAAATTCACACAGGAAATAGTCACCTCCTCTTTTATAGATATGCTCTGGCTCGAAATCAGACATGTCGCTAAATAAATCTACAACTTGTTCTGATTTTGGAGGTTTAGGAAATGCTGGAAATTGGTATCCTACAGAAGTGTAAAAAGGCTTTCTTCGGCTCTTTACTCTATCGCACATATCCTCAATTGTATCGCAATCGTACAAATCAAAGAGTAGTGTGTTATGGTAACCTGAAGGTTTTACACCATAATTGATGCCTGATCCACACACTCGGTGTAAGATGAGAACGTAAAGCCATTCTTCAAGGCCAAAAATCTGTTGTTTTCCTGACCAATCCTTAGCCACCTTTTCTCTTTGCCATGTGATATTACCACATTTCATTTTTTCCCAATATGGATGATCTTCTGACCATCCATAAAAAGCGTCATGAACGATTTGGGAAAAGCCTGCGTACTTCCTTTCTACAACATCATAGAGCTCAATATGCTCCATCAAATCATCATCGACATCACTTTTAGCGTGTGGTACCGTACCTAAATTGCTAACTTCCTGCTGCTTTAACGCCAACTTGAAGTAACGTAAAAAATCTTCGTAATATTTAGTAGTTTGTATCTTCATATTATTCAAAGAACATTTGTAGCGGGGAGGCCTCCTCTACTAAACGCGGGTTTGGTTTATTAGATTCCATATCCCAACGGTAAAATTCTCTAGAGATATGTACCGATTTGGGTTTTTCCATCACGGCAAAGGTTAGCTCGTTTGTGTGATTAAAATACATGTCGGGATGCTGATACACTTTCCAATTATTCCGGGTGCACATATCGTCAATACCTTTGTTCAACATCCAGACTAACATAGATCGGGAAAACCATGATCCTGTAAATGGTGTGCCTTTATAGTAACCTGTCTTAGGCAACGGCCGCGATTCATTTTCAATAGGCACAAGATGAACAACTTCAATCTGGTCAACCCCGCTTTGTTGCAAATTTATGAGTTGTTTTTCATAGTTTTCCAATAAAAGTGTAGCTGAATGAAGTGGAGTTTCTTGTCGCATTAAATGGTGGCGAACATCAATGTTTCCGATATAGACAGTTAGCGCTTTTACCCAAGGATAAATGTATGATGCGATTCCGCGTTTGAGGGCGCCGTGCAGTGTCAAACCATCATGGCGTTGGCACATATAATTTGCTTGGTACATTCCGAACGAGTGGCTATCTCCAAAACACAGCTTATCGGTTTTTTCGATATGATCTATACGAGGTGTATGTTTACAAATTTCCGAAGCTTCGGCGATGCGTGTTTCAAGCGTTTTAAACAACTCTGTGCCAGCTTTAAGGCGTGACTGGATCAAATTGCCGATATCTGGCATATCGCAATGCAACGAATATTTTCGGACTGGCGTAAATAGCCGTAAAAGTTGGCGATAGAGATCATCGTTGGATCCTCCAAAAATATTAAAGGTGCCTTTAAACTCCATGCCATGATCAATTAGGATCACATCATAATTATTCCAATCGATTTCGTTTGAAGTAATAACCTCGGAATTTTCATAACCAGCATTATGCAACTGATTACATAACATATGCGGCCAAGCTCCTTTATGAGATGAAATCTTTGGGCTAATTTTTCCGACCAACGAACAGATCCCAACTTTTATGGATTTGTCAGATTCGCTTTCTGCAAAAAATGTTAAATCGTGCATAAAACTAAGTTATTGAATCTTCGGTATCTTTGTATCCGTGCTTCTCAACGTAATTATCGAGAGCTCCAATATACGCTGCAGCATCAAGAAGATTATCTTGTCGGTAACTATAAGAATGGCGACTAAGTTTTAACGCTATAAGAGCAGCGTACATGTCAGAGCCATTAAGATCTTTACCAGTCATGCCATGAAAAATCATAGCTGCGCGCCTCATACCTTCTTCAAAAGGTCCATATTGACGTTCTTTTTCTTCTGAACGATTGTTGACAATATCGTTAGCTTGTTCTAAGATGTTTCCGTGATTATTATTATTGGACATTGCTTTGTATGTTAGTAATTATACACTGATTTTGCCGTTTTGTACACTAAATTTTTGTCCGTCCCAATAGTATTTTCCATGCAAAGAATACTCAGCTGTTTTCTTATTGCCAATGAACACATACAAAATGTCGGGATATCCTCTCCATGTTTCCAACTTTGC